ATATAATCAAGGAACATTAAATTTTAGTAAATGGCAGAAGTTAAAATAATAGTAAAATTAAATATGGAAGGTCTTCATAGATGGAAAGATTGCGACATAGATGAAGTAAAGTATTTAAAAAATTTACATAGGCATCTTTTTTATATTAGAGTAATAAAAGATGTTTCTCATAATGATAGAGATATAGAAATAATAAAATTTAAAAAAAGTATTATTGATTATTTAAATTATAGATGGTATGATGATGATTATAAGTGTTTAATGTTTGACAATATGAGTTGTGAAAATATAGCACAAGATTTGTATAAAAAATTTAAAGCATCATTAGTAGAAGTTTTAGAAGATAACGAAAATGGAGCATTAATATGTTAATATACGCACCTCTTGAACATTTAGACCAAAGATATACTACTCATTTAGATAGAGATATTATAAACTATTTAAATAAAGAACATAAAATTTATCATTATTTAGAACCTATTACTATAAACGAAGGAATATCAAATGGAAGTTTTTTAGATAGCGACAATACTGTATATAGACAATTTCATCAATTTAATGAATTTATAAAGTTATTATTAAAAAGGAAAAAATTTGATAATGGAAAAGATTATACTTTATTTACTACTGATATATGGAATTTTAGTTTGTTAGCAATACCTTATTTAAATTATTTTAGTAATTATAATATCAAAATTAAAGGAGTTTTACACGCAGGTAGTTTTACAGATACTGATTTTGTTAGAGATATGGAAAGAGTGTATAAAGGTTTTGAAGATATATTGTTTGACATAACAGACAAAATATATGTTGCAAGTGATTTTATTAAAAATGACGTCATAAAAAAAAGAGTTGTTGACCCTAATAAAATAATAGTAACAGGACTTCCAATAGATGAACAAGGATTGGATTTGCCTAAAGTAAATAAAGAAGATATAGTAATATTCAATGGAAGAAATGTAGATGAGAAACAACCTTATCTATTTGAATTAATGAAAGAAAAATTACCATATACATTTATTAATACTCAACAAGGTAATTACTCTAAAGAAGAATATTATAATTTATTAAATAAAAGTAAAGTAGTAGTTAGTTTTGCTTTACAAGAGAATTTTGGTTACGGAATACAAGAAGCAGTAAAATTAGGTTGTGTACCAGTGTTACCAAATAGATTAGTTTATCCTGAAATATATCCTAATCAAAATTTATATAACACATTTGAAGAAAGTATTAATAAAGTAAAAGATGCAATTGAAGGTAGATTAACTTGTCCTAAACCAAAATTAAATAGCAACAAAGAAATTTTTAAAATATGGTTCAATGATTAAAATAGAAAAAAAGTATTATTTTTACGCAGGGCATAGAAATAAACAAGCAGGCGAAAAGTGTGGTAGGTTACACGGACATACTTATGATGTTAAATGTACATTTGAGTTTAGTGAAATGAAAGATGGTGTAACAGTATTATTTAGTGATATAGATAAATTAGTAGAACCTATTGTTAAATATTATGACCATTATTTTTTGTTATATCAAGATGACCCTTTGTGTGAAGTATTAGATTTTCATAATGAACCATATAGAAAACTACCTTTTGAAAGTTCAGCAGAAAATATGGCAATTTGGATATTTAACAGAATTAAAAATGAAACTAAATTAAATATAAAAAGAATAGAATTAGCAGAAACAAAATCAAGTACTGTAATATATGAGCAATAAATTAGCAATTAGTGAAGTCTTTTACTCTATACAAGGAGAAGGAAAGACAGTAGGAATACCAAGTGTCTTTGTTAGATTAGGTGGATGTAATTTAATGTGTGGAGGAATGGGAACTCAATTTGATGGAGAACTACACAATGGTGCTGAGTTTAGATGTGATACAGTAGAAGTATGGATGAAAGCAATATCAAAAAATGTTAACGAAATATTAGATAAAAAATGTATAGAAGCAATAAAACAAGGAGCTCACATTATTTTAACAGGTGGGGAGCCAACAATGCAACAAAAAGGTTTAGAAGAGTTTATGAAATACGTGTACCAAGAAATCAATGAGTATGCTTATTTTGAAGTAGAAACAAACGGAACAATTATGCCAAATGAATATTTATTACTTAATATTGATTTATGGAATTGTAGTCCTAAACTTTTAAACTCAGGTAATGATAGAGTTATGACATTTAAACCAGACATCATTAAAGAACTTAACAAACACAATACTATATTTAAATTTGTTATAAACGATTTAAAAGAATGGAAAGAGGTTAAGGAACTTTATTATGATATAGTAGATAAGAATAAAATCTATCTTATGCCTGCAGGAGAAAATCAAGACCTATTAAACGAAAACAAACTTAATGTAGTAGAATTAGCAATTAATAATTATGTTAACTTCACTACAAGATTACATATAGAAATTTGGAATAAAAAAACTGGAGTATGAAATATTTAGAACACCTATTAGGAATTTGTGGTGATAATTGGCACCCTAACATAGTACACATAGTATTATTAATATCAATTGGATTAATTATTAAAAAAATATATGAAGAAATACATAACGTGGGATGAAATATTTATAAGAGCAATTAAAATTAAAAACAAATATCCTAACGCAAATTTTTGGGGAGTTCCAAGAGGTGGTCAGGTTGTTGCAGGTATAATAGGTAATGCAGTTGATAATGTACAAGATTGTGATGTCATTGTTGATGATTTAATTGATAGCGGTTCAACAAAAGAGAGATATAAAAATTTTAATAAACCATTTGAAGTATTAATAAACAAAAAAAAAGAATACAAAGATGAATGGATAGTATTTCCTTGGGAAGTAAAAGAGGAGGGAGAAGAAACAGTAGAGGATAATGTTAAAAGATTATTACAATACTTTGGAGAAGATGTAAATAGAGAGGGATTAAGAGATACACCTAAAAGATATGTTAAATTTTTTAAAGAGTTTCTTAACCCACCTAAATGGAATTGTACAACATTTAAAGGAGAGGGATACGATGAGATGATAGTACAAACCAATATACCCTTTCATTCTTTATGTGAGCATCATATAGCGCCTTTCTTTGGTGAGGGGCATATAGCATACATTCCTAACGAAAGGATAGTAGGATTAAGCAAATTAGCAAGAACATTAGAAACATATTCAAGAAGATTACAAAACCAAGAACGAATCACAACTCAAGTTGCAGAGTTTTTGTGGAAAGAACTTCAACCTAAAGCAGTTGCAGTAGTTTTAAAGGCAAAACATATGTGTATGGAAATGAGAGGAGTAAAAAAACACGACACAAATACAACAACATCTAAAATGATGGGAAGTTTTAAAGAAGATTATAAGGCACGAACTGAGTTCTTGAATTTAATAAAATAGACATAAATGGACAAAAAAATTGTAAAAAAGGGATTTATAGAAGCATATGAAAAAAGTTTTGGTAATATATTAGTAAGTTGTAAGACAGTAGGTATAGCAAGACAAACTTATTACAATTGGATTGAAAAGGATTTAGAGTTTAAAGAAAAAATTAAATCTATAGAACCAAAAGAAAGATTTTTAGACTTTTTAGAAGGTAAATTAGTTGAGAAAATAAATAATGGAGATACTTCCTCATTAATATTTGCTTTAAAAACAAAAGCTAAATCAAGAGGCTATGTTGAAAGACAAGAAATAACAGGAGCAGATGGAATACCTAACAACTTCCAAGTAGAAATAATAAAAAGTGGTAAAGATAAAAACTAACATAGTTTATGAACATTTACTTGAATCAAACAAAAAAATAGTAATTGAACAAGGAGGTACCAGAAGTGGCAAAACCTTTAATATTCTTTTATGGATTATATTTCAATATTGCACAGATAATAGAGACAAAGTAATTACTATATGTCGTAAGACATTTCCTGCTCTTAGAGCTACTGTTATGAGAGATTTTATGGATATACTTAAAGAGTATGACATTTATCGTTCAGGCTTTCATAATAAATCAAATTCAGAATATTTATTATTTGGTAATTTAATAGAGTTTATTAGTTTAGACCAACCACAAAAAGTTAGAGGTAGAAAAAGAAATTTATTATATGCTAATGAAATAAACGAGTTAACTTGGGAAGATTGGCAACAATTAATATTCAGAACAAATGATAAGATAGTAGGAGATTTTAACCCATCAGATGAATACCATTGGTTATATGATAAGGTAATACCAAGAGATGATTGTCAGTTTTTTCAAACAACTTATAAAGATAATCCATATTTAGAAAATACTTTAATAAGTGAAATAGAAAGGTTAAAAGAAACAGATGAACAATATTGGCAGATATATGGTTTAGGAGAACGAGCAACAAGTGTTAATACTATATTTAATTATATAGAAGTGAAACAAATACCAGAGGATGCTAAATTAATTTCTTATGGTATGGATTTTGGTTATTCAAATGACCCTACAACACTAGTTTCAGTTTATAGTAAAGATTATAATTTATATATTAAAGAACATTTGTATAGAACGCAAATGACAACGCAAGACATAAATGTGTTTTTAAGAGAACAAAACTTATTAAGGAATCCAATATATGCTGATAGTGCAGAGCCAAGGCTTATTGCAGAATTAAGAAGAATGGGGCATAATATATTTCCAAGCATTAAAGGTAAAGACTCTATTAATGCAGGTATTGACTTATTAAAAAGGTATAAATTACATATAACATCTGATTCTAATAATGCTATTCAAGAGTTTAGAAACTATAAATGGAAAATAGATAAGTCAGGTAAATTAATTAACATACCTGAGGACAAACATAATCATTGTATTGACCCTTGTCGCTACGCCACTTATTCTTTATTATCACGTCCTAACTTTGGAAAGTATGCAATACAATAAACAATGTAAAAAATGTAATACTGATTACGTTTATATAGGTTCCGCTCAAAATGGGTTTATATGGTTATGTAAGAAATGTAACTATTTAGAGTGGGCACCAGATAATTTAAATTAATATTTGGCAGTATAATATATTATATATATATTTGTTATATAATTATTAGAAAATATGAAATTAACATTTGAAGAAAACTCAGCATTAATAGATGTAGAATCAACATTAAAAATGTTAGCAACTGCAGATAATTTAAGACCATATCAAAAAGAATGGGTCGTAAAATCTTATAAAAACATATCTAACTTTAGATATCAAAACAGTTAATATGGGAACATCAAAAGACAATCTAATAGAAAAAATAGAACAATTAGAAAAAGAATTAGAATTAGCTAAAAAACATACTTATGTATATGAAACTTATAGATTACATTGTAATGATGGAGAATTATATATATCACACGATGGTGATAAATGTGTGGTATTTAATGTTGAAACTTTATTTAAGGATTTACCTTTTATGATAAGTCAAGTAGTTAAGGAACAAGCAAAGATGCAATCTTGGCATTTAGATAATCTAAAAGAATCATTAAAAGAAATATAATGGAATTAGAAAGCAATTGTTGTGGTGCATTACCACTTTGGGAAACAGATATTTGTTCAGATTGTGGAGAACACTCTGAATTTAATTACACAGATGAAGATATATTAAATTAAATAATTATGAAAGTAAATAAAGTTTATAAAGTAGTAAGACCAATGAGAAAGTTTGGCAATTTAATTAAAGATATTTTTAATCCAAGTCAATCAGTTCATTTTTGGGTAAGAGTTAAAGAGAAAACAATGACAAAAGAAGAAAAAGAAAACATTATATTTAGTGTGATTGAACTTTTAAACAACAGAATTAAAATAGATGAACAAAATACAGAATACTAAAGACATATCTTTTTATAGTAATGCAATACTATTTACTGAGCTTTTAAACAAAAAGGTTAATGATAATATTGATGACAAAGATTTATTAATTATGCAAGAATTATTAGTTGATATTTTCTTTTATGTAAACAACCTGCAAACTCATTATGCTAATTGTAAAATGATGAATAGCAAATTTAGGGAACAACGTAATGATGCTTTATTAATAGCAGATGAATTAAGGGAAGAAATAGAGTGGAATGAAAATAATGTTATTTAATTTGGTAGTTATATATTTTATATATATATTTGTTGTATATTAATAATTAAGTTAATATAAAAACAAAATAAAATGAATAGATTAGAAAAACACAAAGAATGGTTAGAAGAAACCGAAACATTTAGTAACACATTTTTAATTAGTGTTGCAGTTGGTCAAAAAGAAAGAGAATCAATTATTGTTGTATTAGAAAACATTTTTTCAGCAACAGATGCAAAAGAACATTTAAGAAGAATGGGCATTCAAGCAATGTCAGTTCAAAAATTACAAAAAATTGATGCTCAAGACCAATGGTTTAGCTAATAACAACAGGGAGTGTAAAAGCTCCCTTTTAAAACTTAACAAATGAAACAAATATCAAATAGCATAATAGTAGAATACGAACATTTCCTTTTAGAAGTTGATTATGATTGGAGAAAAGGACACGCAGGAGATTATTTTAATGCTCCTGAGCCAAACGAAACAGATATTAAAAAAGTAATAGTAACAGGATATATAAATGATGATGGCAGTATCGAGGAATTAGATACAGAGGTTGAATTTGAGATGTATGAATTATCTAAAAAACATATATTAGAAGAAATAGAATATGATGTTGAAAGTTTAATGTAAAATTTAGTTTGTTTTGTTTAAATTAGGTGTTTAGAAATAGACACCTTTTTTTTTGATTAAATTTTAGAATTAAATACGTTATATAAA